TGATTTATTTCATAATTCTCGAACTCCGGAGCTCGATGTTGTTTGTTGAGTTCCTAGTGGCATTGTACCACCTTGGTTCTCTCCATACATCGCTTTTGCCATCGAGAAAGATTCATTGCTCGATGAGGTCGACTCATACGCTCCGTGTTCCTGCATTACTGAATACGCAATTGATGCAGCCATAACTACGTCGTCATTTTTTCCAGCCAGAGCTTCCGGCTTCCCTTTTGCATTTCGAAGGAAAGTAATCATCTCGTTCAGAATCACTTGAGGGAATCCAGTATTTTTCCGAAGGAACACAGCTTTCAGTGCAGCCAACGCAAACGGCCTGGTAACGCTGTTTGTCTTCCAACCAAAGAACTTCGTGATATTTTTTGTAATATCGTCAAACGATTTCCGGTAATACAAATTCACATAGCCGAGTTTGTCCAACCCGTCATTGATCCACAGTCCGTCTTTGTTCGACTCAACCGCAAGTAGTGCCCAGTTAAAATATTTTCCAACATTGTATGCAATGTGAATAAACTCATCTGGCGGTACGTTCGATTTGTACACTGCAACACACTCTTCCGTCTGGTGCTTCAACACATACAAAATCTGACTGTCTCCATGAGCCAAACCTTCCGCTGTATCTCCACCAATAAAATACCGCTGACCTTGCTCCGGCTTTTCAAATATTTCTAAGTCACCACCGGAGAATTCCTGAAACGTCACGTCTCCTTTTTCATTTGCGGTCAGCTCACCTCGAGTTCCAGCTTCCGCTTTTTGCATCATCTCGAAAACTTGAGCAGTCGGGAAATATGTTTGACCAGTAGAAAGAAACGCTTCTTCTGGAGTAGTGGGAAATTCTTGGTGCAACTTGTGAATCGCATCAGTCGAGTTTTTACCTCCCATCTGCAACCACTTCATGTAGTAGTACGTGATTTCCACGTCAGTCAAATTATGCTGCTGTTTATATTCCTCCCAATCAATCTCGCAAATATCCATCTCCTTCGTCGGAATGGTTTCGGTAATCTTTTTCATTTCCGAGTCGTCATACTGCCAGTTATAGAAATGCGGCATGAACATAACCCGTGACTTCATCGGATTTATTTTATCTCTATTACGCCAACCCTCATTAAATATTTCATAAAACCGTCCAGCCATACCTTCAGCCGTAGACTCTATAAAAATAAATCCATCAAAGGGAACCGCTGGAAACGTACCCGTTTCAACTTCAGCCGCAACTCGAGGATAGGTCGCACACAGTTTCGCAAACTCCGAAATATGAACGTAATAAAATGTTCCCGATCGAGCTGACCCCGACACATTGATCGATGAAGTAGATCCTTCTTCTGGACCATAGTCCACCACCACCTGAATCTTTTTCGCTGAGTTCTTCACCAACTTAAAAGCTCCCTGTTTGATCTCGTCGCACATGTTTCGAATCGCAAAATCAATCTTACGATCAAAAATCTCTGTCGCATCTTTCTGCGTGTGAGCAATAATTAACCCCTCTCGGTTAGTGTTAAACAAAATCTCATCGAGAATCCACAAGTCAATAAACGTAGTGAACCCCAGCTGTCTCGCTTTTAGCACACAGTGCCGGTGGTAGATATTTTCCCCAATCAAGTAGTTCTCAAAGAAGTGCAACTGTGCTCGGTTCATCGCAAACAACTCTTTGGTCCCCGACTTCGTGATAATCCAATACAGGTTATCAATCCGCCACCGTTTATCGTCAATCAAAACCGGATTAGCAATTAGTGATTGCACCACCGCTTCGTTGTGCTTCTTTTGAAAATGAACGTCAGACATACTAGAAATCTAATTGCTCTTTAGAAAGCGGAGCTGGCTCTTCTTTTATTTCGTAATCAACAGGAGTATCTTCCTCCTTACTAGCGGTAGCGGCTTCCTCGTCTGGAGCGGATTCAAACGTAGCGGTTCTTGTTCGTTCAGTAAAGATAGCCCGAAGCGGATTTCCTTCAGGGGTTTTCATTTTATTTGGAGCTCTCGTTTTTTCAATACGGTCCCATGCACCACTGATTGCGTTAAGTGCAGCGTTCAAATCTTTGTTTGAAAAGTCCTTGAGTCCCCTGGCTTCAAACTCAGACATCACACCAAGCAGTAGGTTGTTACTTTTAGCAGCGAGTTCGATTACCGCATTTTTATACCCTTCGGTTTCTTCGATTTTGTGTTTTGCATTGAGAGCCATTTTATTAGAATAGCCTGAGAGTTTAGCCATCTCTTTTTTAGTATCACCCTGACCACCTAATCGTCTCACCGCATAGGCATACTGTTTTGTGGTTGATCCTTTCTTGGGACGTTTCATACCTTATAGAATATCACAATAAAGATGTTTTTTTGTAAAATTCTGAAAAAATTTTTTTTACGGAGTCCCTTTTTTAAATTTGGTACGACTGGTTTGGTGAGAACTGATCCGTCCTTTGTGAGAAAAAAGTGTACGTCCTTTGTGAGAAAAAAGTGTACGTCCTTTGTGAGAAAAAAGTGTACGTCCTTTGTGAAGGTAGGGGGAAGCTTTTCTCAGTAGATAACCGGGGGTGTGCCGTAAAGGGGTACCCCCCGGCGGTTTTTTTTCGCGCTAAAAATCTGCACAAAAAACATCAATTTCTTTTTATAAAAATTTAAAAATTACGGGCATATGACATATCAAAAATAAAATATCCAGCCCTTGACAAATCCTAGAATCATGAGGGCACAACTTATTTACCACACATCTTATGCCCCGTCAAATAAAGTGGTGATTCTGTCAAGCTATACACCAAACAACTGGCAAATGGGGCACGTGGGCACGAAAAAGCCAAAAAGTCGTTTGTCGTAAAACAAAATCAAAAAAGTGAAATACTAATTTTTTTTTAAATCTTGTGCCCACGTGCCCCGAGGATGAAAATATCCTTATAGAATAGGCCAGAATCGTCGGGGCACGAGTGGGGCACGAGTGGGGCATGACTTTTCGTGCCCCGTCAAGTTTGGCTATAAATAAGGGTATTTTATTTTTTAGACTTTACCCTTTTTGTGTGGCATAATCAAAACCTACCTTATAGAGTGCTTTTTTTCTCTTGCAGAACCAAACCACGCCACACAATAGACCCCACCACAAACCCTACCCATGACCCTACCTTATAGCCAAACTTGACAATACATATAATTATTGTACTACCGTATAAAGTGGGTATAACTACTAGACAGCGACAGCGGCATCTGATAGTATATACATAAGCCAGAAAGACATCTGGCTAGTACATTGAAACGATACATATATATGAGTTGGTAAACCAATCAACTAATATATAAAAAAACATATGACAAGAAAAAACTTTGTAGCCATTGCCCAAATTATCAAGGACAACGCCACAACCGTCGAAAAGCAAAACGGCACAATTGCCCATGTATTGCCATACGACAAAACCGTTATAGCCCTAGCAAGTTATTTTGTAACAGAAAATCCAAATTTTGATGTTACACGATTTAATCAAGCTTGCGGTATTATCGAATAGAGTACAGAGCCACATAATCAAATTATAAGAGCTACGTACCAACTCATATATATGTATCGTTTCGCACATTATAAAACGGCGTCGACAGTAGGCAAAAAGTAACTACAACCGAACACATGCCACAATTAATCATATATATGATTCATTACATCGACGGGAAACCGTCAAAAAATATCAAACTATCAAAAAGTAAACCCCACGCGATACAAGCGTACCGACAAAAAAAAGCAGTAGCAGAATTACAAGACATTGCAACCCGTGTGCTCATTGTGACAATTGTCGCAACCGTGCTGGCTGTTGTATATCTATCACACTAATATGCCATTCAAAAAAATCAAAAACGGCTACGAAATAACTGTAGCAAAATGGTCGGACGTTATCAGCGTCAAAAATTTATCGACCGGAGAAGTGACATCCCAAAAATTTCCTGACCACGTGCAAGCCGTGGCACTAGCCAAACAACTATAAATCTAAACTAATAACATCATGAAAAAATACCAGGTACTTATAGAGGAGACACTAGCGACTACAATAATTGTAGAAGCGGAAAACGAAGACCAGGCCAACCAAATCGCAGAAGCGGTATACAATAATTGTGACATCACACTAGGAGCCGAGCATCTAAGTAATACAGAAATCGGAGGAGAATACACCGAAGAGCTACCCGAAGACGATAATCAGACGCCGGACTATACGCCCGAGTACCTGAACAAATAACCAACGGAACCACGCCCACCGGCTACTGCTTACAATCTGTAGCCGGCAA